TTTAAGCCTTAAGACTATTCCATCTTTAGCTGCAATGAATTGTTCCATGAAATCATCTCTACCTGTGGGCAGGTACCTTGGATCGGTGACGATTTCTGGATAAAAGGCTCTTAATAAATCTGTGTCACAAAAGATATTCACAAGTGACTGTAGGGTAGTTCCTACATCTAGCGTAGAGTTTACGGTAACCTCTACCCAGTAGAGTTCCTTATCATCGATAGGGCTGATAGCACTTTTCTCCCATCGATCCGTGTTTTGCCATGATAAGAATCCAGACCTGGTAAAGCCAACAGTCTGATCTATCACGTCCTCTACAGGTACAAACGCAGTACCATCCCATTGCTTCACACTAACGACAGTGCCAGTAGCATTGAGAGTATCGAAATCGAAATAGCGGGATGTAAATTTCCCGTAGAACCCTAGGTACAGTTTATCGGATGCGGTTAGTTCGAATGGGAGTAGGTCACCGCTGGGTGTGCGTGTGTTTTGGGTTACCTCTGTTGCGTTTAAAATGACGCGGGTAACATTCCTATGAATTACAGACATTGTAACGCTCCCTTAAAAGTATGGGCAGGGAGCTAGGAGACTCCCTACCCATCTCGTTTATCAGCTCTTAGGAGACAGTCACTACTCGAATGTCAGATGCTTGTAACTCACCCATCAACAAAGTGACGTTGACACGCTCTGATCGGCACCCCTGAACACCCTTATCAAACACTCGAACATCGAGCCCACGCTGGACTGCGATTTCCATGTAGGAAGGATGAAAGAAATAGGCAACGCCAGCCGCTTCTGTGGTTAGTTTCGGATTGAACCCTAACACACGCGCGGGAAGCGAACCGGTTTCCAGACCACCACGAGAACCCTCAGTTACGAAATCACGGCTAGTCAGACCTGTGATGTTAAAAACTTGGTTCCACTGTGGGCTATCTAACACCATCGAACGCGTTCCATCATCGGGAACGTTCCCGCTATCGAGTTTCTCTTTAGCTGCGATGATATCGACAAGCGCCAATGTTCCAGCAAGCGTATAGGCAAGCTGGTTAGCAACAGCGGGGATAGTGGCTGCGATGATAAGGCTCTGCATTTTCTTCATGATCGAATGCATAGCAAGGTCACGCAATGCGTTCATAGCATCAATTGCTTGGATCTTAGCGCGTTCCGTCACGATAAAATCTTTCACAATTTGTTTATCAACTACGAGTTCCAAAGGAACTGCAGTGACAGCATCAGCGTCAATGCAATCTTCTTCGTTCATCGTAGTAGCCGCACTAAATTGCGGGAACTGCGAAATGTGAACTCGATCACCTAAAGCGCGGATGTCCCCTTCGTAATCCGTTGCAACACTAGAATTGAAAGGCAATGCTTCCAGTAGTGTCGAATAAAATAGTGCACTCCAAACTTCTGGGCGCAATGCCAATAGTTCAGTACTTCCGCGTTCGTATAAATCAGCCATGGTTAGTTACCTCTGGGTTAAATTGTTTTTTGTTTATCATACTTAGAAAGGAACTCTAGGTATTGATCCCTAGTGATTTCTTTCCTCATATATTTTCTCTCAACCGCAACAGCGTCACTGACGCTTAATGTTTTGGCTGTTGGGGAAGCGGCACCGCCACGCCCACCGTTTACTTGTGGTGCAGTAGTATCAGAGAACCAATGCGGTCTGGACTGTTTAAGTTGATGCACAAAATCTTTGGCACCGTGAACTTCAAACCTTCCCGTATTAGTTACCTCAACTTGTACACCGTCGAATTTACCCAACAGTTCCAAGTCATTTACTGCATCACGCCTCAACCCAGCTTGTAGAGCCTCCGCTCTAACCTCATTGAACTTTTTATCCTGTTCCAGATATCCGCCTAGATCTTCCGCTTTCTTCTTCGCTGCTTCCGCCGCCGCTTTTTCGCGTTCATAGAGTGCTTTGTAATCTTCATTTTCTTTAAGGCGCTGAGATTCCATATCACCTAACTTAGTTTCTAAGTCTCTGACCTTGTCCTTAAATTTGAACATGTCAGCCTTGTACTGTTCGGCTACTTTAAAGGATACGACCTTTGGAGTAGTGACTATCGATTCTGTTGTTTCGGTGTTTTGCCCGTTTGAAGTTTCGGGCACCGTTGTAGCACTGCTTTCAACGCCTGAGGCACTGCCTGCAGGAATGTTACTATCACTCATTATTCTAACTCCTTATTGTTGTTTTGTGTCAATTTTTCTTTCTTGCTATCTGTGAAACCCTTGAGTTTGCGACTTTTAAGTATTCATCTTGGATAGTTGCTGTGAAAAGTTCTCTGTTACTGGCGTCTGGAATAGTCGGCCTTTTCGGTTGAGTATTCGCACCTTTTCGGTGTCCCTCCTCTTTTTTAGCTTCTGAATTCTTGAAATATCCTATCGTCACTCCAAAACTATTAGCCTTGTAACTTAGTGCATCTAGGAACTTCCCACTAAGTTTTAAGTTCACAGGGCGTTGTTTCTTCGTCCTATACTTGGATTTAACTGTTGCTGGGTATCCCCTTGGATCGTCTTGTCGTTTGTATTTAGGAAACCGCTTGCTGAAACCGCCACCGCGAATAGGTGATAAGCCTTTAGATATTAGAGACTTCATTGACTTAACTATTCGTCTACCGATCTCTTTATAGTCTTTTTGCTGTAGAGGTGCTCTGAGTGCTTTTAGCTTTTGATTGATTGCATCGGCACCGTTGACAGATGATTTAAACTTGATTGCCATTATTTCAGTGCGTCAATGATCCTTCTGACACCCTCCAATATTCCCGGTCGAAACCCTTCATCTAACGGAATGAAACGCCTAGTAGGTAGCGTGCTTTTTCCTGAATGATTGTTATGCCCATCAGCCTTGCCAGATTCTTTACCCTTAATTTGAAGAGTGATCTTGTTTCCCTTTATCACTGTTTGGAGTGCGTCTAACATCGATCCGGTAAACTCTAGGTTAGGTACACCACTCCTTCCCTGGCTTTTCTTGAATTTTTTGTAATCCTTGCTAAGGCTTTGAAATTTTCTATTGTCTATAGGGCTCTTTGTTGATGCAACGTCCGATAGAACTTGTTCGTGTATAAAGTCTGCTATCTCCTCAACTGCAGCTTGCCTTTCCTCTGCGTTCTCTGGAGGATCAACCCCTGCTAATTCAAACGGATTGAATGTATATTTTACGGCTGGCATTAGTCAGTCTCTTCTTCTACATCTGTCTCCTTCTCTACTTCTTCTTCTTCATCTTTAGGCGTGGGGACTGGAGGCATTCCAAACTTAGCTACGTTCTCTTCCTTGATAGCCTCTAACTCTTTTAGCTTTTCTTCAGCCTCCTCATTAGTGAGATCGGGATTGTCTTTTTGTAGTAGCTCTATAGGAGTGCTGATTTTTAACTCCTTGCGTAACTTGATCTCCTCTAACTTTTCACGCTCTGTGATCGGTGTACGCATACGCGGCCAATTTAGCTTTACATCGCTATCGACAAATTTATTGATGCTCTGGAAATCCTCTGTCAGGGCTTTTCTGTCCCAATAGAACTCATGCCAGCGCCGGATGATCTCCCACATTTCAGGTTCTTTGTCCCTGTACAGCTGTTGCAGATCCTCTGTGTTTCCAAGCAGTTCGCTATTTTCGATCATCAAAGCGATGCCACTGGCTGCAGTAGACACGTCTAGGTTTGTGGCAATTTGTCTCACGCTTAGGTTATTAGTCGATAGTAGCATTGCCAATTGAGCCTTAGCTGTTTCGAGCCACGCTGCAATAGGCGGATTACTAGTCGCGTAAAATACTTGTGGTGTTGGATCACCGTCTTTTTGCTGAAAGACAAAAGCCTTGCCAGGACCACCTGTTAGCTTGTTTGGGATATCCTTGCCACTGATAACCAACTGTCCCCAACCCTGTAGGTAGGTGATGAAATTGATATCTGTCATGATCTTGTTTATCAGAATGCTGATATCTGGAACATCGTCACCACCTTGTGCCCAGAAGTGACAATCTTGATCACGCGTCACGTTAGTAAACGGTAGGTATCCGATAGGATTTCTAATTTGATCC